TGGAGAGAGAGTCATATGACTCTCCCACCGCGCAATTAGCGCAACCATGTCATCATTTGATGAACTTTCTTGTAGTCCTCAAACTTCGGCATGGTGACGAAATGTTTCATATAGAGGCGGCGCATCGTCATCGCGTCGCGTTCTAGGTTACTGGTGATGCCGACTGACTCGAGTAACCTAACGGTGTCAGCGGCGGAGGACATGTATCTAGCTTGATCGGCCAGTTTATCCATAAAGTGGGGAAGTCGGGTAGCGTACATTTGGATCGCTTCCACGTCGCCCTTATCTAGAGCAAAGTCCCCCTTTGCGATCCGCAACTTGTAATCTGCCGTTGCCCTATCAATAAAATTGAGATTGAGTAACGACGGTACAAAGATGCGAAGCGCGTCCTTGGCAAGCGGATGCTTGGAGAGACGATCCGCCCTAGCCATAAGTCCCAAGCGTAAGATTGCATCGGGAACCACGCCTCCCTGCCCCTCGTACGAATCTTCGTTGAAGAAGGTCTGTTGTACGAGCCTCGATACGGGCTTAGTTATGTCGGAGACATCTGGCACCAGAGGCAGCATGGTCTTAAGGAACATGGCGTCATCTGGTAACAGTTTAATGTTCGCTCCACACAGATCGTACGCGTCCTTAATCATCTTGTCGGGATCGATATCAGCATCGAGAGTGAATATGATATCGTCGCCCAACTCTGCGAATACGAAATTACCCGAAGCCCACTTCCTAGCGATACCCGGTACCTGCTGCTCCAGACAAGTAAGGAGCGTGGCGGCACCATATATGGTATCCATCTCGGAAGTCAACTTGAAGCCGGACATCCAGGGAAACATACCTCGCATCCAAGTCGAGTGAATGTTCCACTGTCCCTCCCAAGGTGGGGAGATGAGTCCGCCTACATCCATTAATCTGGACAACAGCTGGAGGGGCCACGAGTGGAAGCCTACCTCTATAGCGATAGAACATATCATCTTAATAAGATGAGGAGGCATCGTCGTGTCCATCCCTGAGAAGTCGATGGTGTATACCCTCTTACCCTGACGCTTCATCGCGGCAACATACGAATCTCTCAGCTCTGGCGTATGCCACAATCCAGGAATCTTCATTCTGGCAGTGGACCATGCGACATAAGTAGGAGATAACACGAAGTTGATCGGATAGGGCGTTGGATACACTAGACGTACACGGGGAAGAAAGCCCTTCGATGTGAAATTAGCGAAGTAGCCATATCCGTCGTTCATCCACAAAGGAATTTCCTTCTTGGTGGGTCCATATCTGGTAGACTGGTTAGACGACACGGTAAAGTAGGGTGGAAGTCCAGCCGACTCACCGATGCGAGACAGACCGTCTAGCCATTGAGAGGGTGTCACTGTAGGAGGGTAACAGGCCGCGAGAGTCAGGATGCGCGCAGGATGAGTTTGATCTCCAGAGGCCATAGTCGGCATGCCTACCATAGTATCAGGCGGGTC